CGCGTGTAGGATGTACGATTTATTATCCTTTCGCCATTCACCTTTATCTATGCGCTCTTGTATGTTGTTAGCAATCAATGTCATCAGTTCTTCATTAGGTTGTAACTTTTCCCATGCCTTTCTTGCCGATTCCTTTCCTGCTTTTCTAGGATAGAAATCCCAAAACTGACTAAAATAATCCTTATTATTAACTGTATTATTAAATGTATTATTAATTGTCTTATTATCCTCCATTATTTTATGGGGAGGGTATCCATTATTTTGTGGGGAGGGTACCCATTTTTTAATGGGGAGGGTATCCATTATTTCATCCATACCCCCCTTGTTAATTCTTATGTATCTTTTAAGAACTTGTTTAGTGCCTTCCTTGTATTCAAGTTGTACTGTGATGTATCCTTTTGTCTTTAGCTGTCCTATCCAATTACTTACTGTCTTAGGGTCTACCTCATAGAGATCAGCAAAGTATTGATTACTAGACCAACAGTAGCCTTCCTTGTTACATAACGCAGTGATCTCTGCGTACAATAATCTAGCCAATGGCTTCAAGGTCTTGTCATACCGTACATCAGCAGTCAGAATAGCAAAATAGGATGGTTTTTCCATCACTCACCTACCGCAATGAACTCTGATACCTTAACTTCACAAGCATTAGCTAGTTTAGTTAGTGTCTTCATGCTGGGAGATCGGTGATTGTTTCTGATCAAACTTAGGGTGGCTAAGTCCAACCCTGCATTAACGGCAAGCTGACTTTGATTTACACTTAACTCATACATAAAATAATCTATTGATTTGTTGATATCCATGTTAACTCCTTGGTAGTGAGCGTGAACTGTAAATTAATTTTAGTCTATAGTCAATCTTTTGTTGACATCTAGTTAACCCTAGTCCATTATACTATGACAAACAACAATAGGAGATAGACATGAAACAGTACGAAGACCCAAACAGAACTAACCCACCTGACGATGGGAACATCTACATTAACTTAATGTTGGAAAGCTTCTCAGACTTTGAGAGAGGCGAGTACGATTGCATACATGGTCACGAAGCGGAAGACGGAGAGTCAGATAAATACTATCAAGGGTATGGTCAGCAGTATGCCCACGAACAACAAGTAGGAGCATAAGATGAGCACTTGGAAAACATTATCAGCAATAGACGTATCAAAAAACATTGAAAAGAAAGGCAACCTGTCTTACCTCTCTTGGGCATGGGCGTGGTCTACTTTGATGGAACACTACCCTGATTCAAACTACACATACTGTCCTCCTTCCTTTCTTGAGAATGGTACTTGTGAAGTCAACGTATCGGTCACAGTGAAAGAGAAAACACACTCTATGTGGCTACCAGTAATGGATAATAGGAATAAAGCTGTTCCTAACCCTACATCCAGAGACATTTCTGATGCTCGTATGCGCTGTTTAGTTAAAGCTATTGCCATGCATGGGCTAGGTGCTTACATCTACGCAGGGGAAGACTTGCCGCAAGCTGTACAAAATGCTGTAGTATCTGAGGATCAGTCTAAAGAGATCAAAGGGCTACTTGCAGAGCATGGGGTAGATGTTAAAGTGTTTCTGAAGCACTTCAAAGCAACCTCAGTTGATGAGATGTTAGCTGTACACTACTCTAAAGCTGTGGCGGCACTGAATGCTAAGGCTAAAAAATGAAAGGTTTTGTGAAAATAAGAGAAGGAGAATGCCCTGATTGTGGTGACTTCCTGACTGCTAATGTGGTTGAAAATAATGATGTCAGCACTTTTAAAGATGTAAATCTTATTGTGGAATATATGTGCGTAGATTGTTGCGTTAAAATAATCTATAAGTATCCTACAGAAAGTTTTGTTACTAAGGTTCACAATGAGTTAAGGAAGGGCTTAAATAATGATCATCCTAGACCATGAACAAGGGAGTGATGAGTGGTTTGCCTCAAGATTGGGTAGACCCTCTGCTTCCATGTTTAACAAGCTGATTACCTCCGCAGGGAAGCCAAGCATTTCTTCTGGGAAATACATTGATGAGTTGATAGATGAAAGGTTAAATGGTGTTCGCGTCCCTGTTTACGTGAATGAGCACATGGCTCGCGGTAGTTTTTTAGAGCCTGAAGCGCGTGAATATTATTCATTCATAACTGAGCAAGAAGTTACAGAATATGGGTTCATACTAGACGATTCAGAAGAGTTTGGGTGTTCGCCTGATGGTATTATTAAAGATAGCGATGGCAATTTTGAGGGAGGGCTAGAGATAAAATGCCCTGCTAACATGGTAGGCTATCATAGAGACAATAAGTCCTTTGTTACTAAGTACAAGCAACAAATCATGGGTTGCATGATGATTACAGGTGCTAAGTGGTGGGATTTAATGGCGTACTCTGACAAAAAGCCTCATTACCTAATTATTAGGGTGGAGCGTGATGATGAGTACATAGAGAAGTTGGCGGCTGAAGTACAAAAAGCTGTTGATATTATTGTAAATGAAACGGAGAATTTAAAATGAGTGTAACTGTAACTGGCAAATTAAATAAAGCGGCAAATCAATTTCAAGCAGGGGATGGCAAGGGTTTTGGCATTAGATTAGGCGTTAGATTCTATAATCGAGAGACTAAAGAGCAAGAATACACCAATTATGAGGCTGTTATCTTTGCTAAGGAGGGAGCGCAAGCTGATTTCTATGCGTCTGCTCTAGTGGAAGGGTCAGTAGTTGAAGTAAGCGGCTCAGGATGTCAGATTAAGACGTTTGAAGGATCTAACGGCCCGATAAATAGTATTTCTATACTTGATTCAAAACTTGGTTATGTAGGAAAGGCAGAGGCCACTCAAGAAACGGCTGAAACTCCAAAAGTAACTGAAGATATTCCGTTTTGAGCAAGGATATACAGATAGGCGGAACCCACTACAAAGACCTTGAGATACAGCCCATAGACTACATATTGGGCAACCAACTTGGATATTGTGAGGGAAATGTGGTTAAATACGTTTCGAGGTGGCAGTCTAAGGGAGGAATAGATGACCTTCGGAAGGCTAAACACTACATTGATTTCTTGATAGATTATGAAACGAAAATATAACCTTTTGGTATGCCGCTTATTTAGAAAAGTCATTACCTAAAGGGATGGGAGGTAAGTATAATCGCGCTTCACAGACATAATGAGGTTGGAATGATTACTTACTACATAGTCCTTGTAGTGTGCGGCTTGCTTGCCATTGCAAAAGACGATTTAACAAATTTATAACGCTCTTCGGGGCGTTTTTTTGTGAGGTTCTATGAAGCATTTAGTCATTCCAGATACCCAAGTCAAACCTAATTCACCTACTGACCACCTGAGATGGGCAGGATTGTATGCGGCAGAGAAAAAGCCAGATGTTATCGTGCATATTGGCGATCATTTTGACATGCCTAGCCTATCATCATGGGATGTTGGGAAGAAGTCGTTTGAAGGCCGTAGATACAAGGATGATATCGAGGCAGGGATACACGCAATGGAAGTATTCTTACAGCCTATACGAGATGAGCAACAACGGTTAAAGGTAAACAAGCATAAACAGTGGCGGCCTCGTATGGTCTACACACTGGGCAACCATGAAAATCGTATTGAACGCGCCATTGAAAGTGATCCTAAACTGGATGGTCTGATAGGCTACAAGGATTTACAACTGGAAGAGATGGGTTTTGAGGTTTATGACTTTCTTGATGTGGTGATAATAGATCAAATCGCATACGCTCATTACTTTACGTCTGGGATAATGGGGCGGCCTGTATCCAGTGCTAGGAATATGCTTAGTAAAAAGATGATGTCATGTATCATGGGTCATGTGCAAGATAGAGACATCGCCTATGGCAGGAGAGCAGACGGTACAAACATTTTAGGATTGTTCTCAGGGATTTATTACCAACATGATGAGGATTACCTTACCCCACAAACAAATTCGTCTTGGCGTGGTGTATGGATGCTCAATGAGGTTGCTAATGGTGGATGCGATGAGTTGCCAGTGTCGATGAATTACCTACGGAACAAATACCAAGGGAAATAAAAAGCCCCCATG